AAAAAACAATGAATTATTTGAAAATATTAAAGAAATAAAAATTTATAAAAGAAATGAAAACAAACAAGAAACTCCTTTTAGAAATGATAATTGGTTAAAAGAATCTGAAATTTCTTTTTATGTAGAAGGAAAATTAAAAGTTTATGAAGTAGGAACAGAACTTGCAATAGCTATGAAAGGTTTAAGTAAATATCAAACAAATATTTATTTTAAAATTGCAGGTATTCCTTCAAGAATGTTAAGAGCAGGAGCAACATTAGAGCCTGATTTTGTAATAAAATCTTTATATAGAGATACTTGGTTTGCATCTGCATTTTCTAAAAATAATTTTATACCAGTAGTAAGTTCTCTTAGAGGAGTATTTCATATTGTAAAAGGAAAATTAACAGGAGATAAATTATGGGATGATTTTACAAAATCAGGAGGTTTACAAGCTAATTTACTTTCTTTTGATAGAACATACTTTAGAAATCAACAAATGCACAATGAATTGACAACAGTTAATGGAAAATTATTTAATACAATAAAAAATCCTATAGAAGCATTAAGAATATTTGCAGAAATTTTTGAACAAGGTGCAAGATTAGGTGATTTTAGATTAACTTTAAACAGATTAAAAAAAGAAAATGCAAAAAAGAAACCAAGTGAAAAATTAACAGAAAAAGAAATTTTAGAAACAGCAGGATTTGAAACTAGGGATATAACTGTTGATTTTAGAAAAATGGGATTACAAGCTGAAGGTTTAA